AGATGCGCGTCCTGCGCGGCGAAACAGTGCTGACCCCGACCTTTTCGATTGCGGCCAAGACGCCGAACACCAGCTGGATCAGCATCGACAGCAGCGGGAATTACACCGTCACCGATCCGGGCGTTGACCTCGCGACGGCCACGCTGCGGGCGGTGAATGTTGGCGTGAATTACGACCGCACCTATACGCTGGCACGGTCGAAGCAGGGCGTGACCGGCCCGAGGCTGCAACTGACGGTCGATAATCAGGCGTTTACCTTTACCGATGGCGCGGCCAACCCCGGCTCGCAGACGATTACGCTTGAGGCGCTGCTGAATAACCTGAGCGGCACGGCCACATGGTCAACCTCGCCTTCGGTGACGCTGGGCGGCTCGGGCAACACGCGCACGCTTTCGGTCGCCAACTTCGGCGCGAACCGGCAGGTGACGGTTACGGCCACGCTGGGCGGCATCACCGACAAGATCACGCTGGTGCGGGTGGATCGGGATGCTTTTGGGGGCAACGCAAACCGCCTGCCCTTTACCCGGCTTGAAGGCGGGCGCGGTTGGCTCACCCTTGGCAACTTCACACCGACGCCGTTCCCGATTGCCTTTGACGGCCTGACATTCATTGTTGCCGAGTGGACGGCAACAGCGGCAAACCAAGATGTGTACCTTTACAGCGCGCCGTCGATTTCAGTCACGGCGGGCGAGAGGCTTTCGATTTCGTCGGTGATTGAAGTGCAATCGCTACTGGGTGCGCCCGCCCCTGCGGCGTGGCAGCTTTATGTGCAGTTTTTCGACAGTGCGCTTGGCTCGGCAGGAAGCCCGCAGATTGCATCGGGCACCGGGAACGAGACTTCCTATGTGCGTCGTTCTGCTTTCATCACAGTGCCTGCAACGGCACGGGCCGCATCGCTGGTTTTGCTGGTGCGCAGCGCAGGTGCTGGCGCGGTCAAGGGCAGCATTCTTCAGCCAATGGTCGCCAGCGCCACGGCTGACCAGACCACGCACCCTGCCTATGTCCCCGGCCCGAATGCCAGCGACGGGGCTGACCCGAACAACATCATCACCATCGACGGAAGCGGCGTCATCAACGGCATCGGGACTGCGAGTATCAGCGTCGATAACCGCCGCAGCGCGCTTCAGGGGCTGCTTTCTGCGCGGCCTGCCTCGGGCCAGTTCATCGGGCAGGAATACCACGCAACCGACACGCGCGAGATTTACCAGTGGGACGGCTCCAACTGGCGCACCTCGGCTGACATTACCGCCACCGCCCAGCGCAGCATTGAGCCGCAGTTCCCGAGCATCGAAATCAAGCAGGGCGAGGCAGGCCACACCGGCAACCGCACCGTGACGCATGTCGCCAAGCGCGGCACCGCTACGCTGACGGGCGGGACTTGGTCGCTGCCATCGTCGAACCTTGGCGCAGGTTCGGCAAGCATCAGTTCCAGCACCGGCACGGTGACGCTTTCGGGCATCGTCCAGTCGGGTGCCTATGCCGTGCGCTACACGCACACCGATAGCCTCGCGACCGACCTGGCGGTGAATGTCACCTACGTCCCGACGCCGGCTAGCGGGGTGGTTTCCGCCAAGACTGGCAACACGACTTCCAGTTCTGGTGTCGGCAACACGGGTGCATGGACGAACGTTATCACCTTGACGCTGACAGGCTGCCCCACTGGTCGATTGTTCTTCAACAACATTGGCCTGTCAGGTGGAAACCGGATTGATGTTTCGTCTGGGACTGGAACTTGTGACCATCAGGCCCGCGTCCAGATTAATGGCACAACGGTGGATACGTCTGCCTCGCAGAACACGGTTTCAGGCGGTGTCATTCAGTTGGTGGACTACTCAGACCTGTTCGATGCAGTTCATAGCGTTTCGTCTGGGACGGTCACGGTGACTGTGGACTTACAGAGAACGTCGGGCACCGGCACCATCAGCACCATGTCCAACTCGCTTGATGTCACCGTCATCGCAACCTGAGGCGACAAGCATGACAAAAGAACAGGCAATTGCCGCCGTGGAGAACGGCGCGGCGGAGCGCATCTGCGCGCCCGGTGAATGGGTGGTCTGGCGCGAGAACGAAATTGTTATGAGCAAGGACTTGCCGGCATGAACGACCCCTTCCACGACCTGCCCGAAAACCTGAAAATGGCGGGGGATGTGCTGTCGATAGCTACCCTGCTCGGTTCGCTTGCCAGCATTCTTCCCGCAGTCGCGGCGATCCTGACCATCATTTGGACGACAATCCGCATCTACGAAACCGACACCGTTCAAGGGCTGTTTGGCAAGGAAAGGGACGACCTATGATTGACTGGCTCGACAAGCATTTGATCCCCGAGTGGCGCAAGGCGTGGCGGTTTTCGAGCGTGCAGCTTGCCGCGCTGATTGGCGCTGTGGTCACGGCGTTCGCGTCCAATCCGCAACTGCTGCTTGGCATCATCAACTTCATGCCGACTGATCCGACACAGCGCGCGGTTGCTGCCGTGGCTGTGGGTGCAGTGGCGTTTTTCGGCCCGACCGTTCTGAGACTGTGGCAGCAAGGGATCAAGCCTGATGGCACAGCAGCCTAGCCCGGACGTTTCGCCCAAGAGCGCGATTGTAGTTGCCGTCGCCGCGATCCTTGCCGCTGTAGTGGCCTTGGAGGGCGGATACGTTGACCACCCGTCCGACCCCGGCGGCGCTACCAATTGGGGCATCACCGAAAGCGTGGCCCGCCAGAACGGCTTCACCGGCGACATGCGCAACCTCACCAAAGCGCAGGCCAAGGACATCTACCGCCGCCAGTATATCGAGCGCCCCGGCTTTCTGCCTCTGGTTGCGATTGACGCGGCTGTGGCCGAGGAAGTGATCGACACGGGCGTGAACATGGGGCCAGCGCGCCCGACGCGGTTCTTTCGCCGCGCCGTGAACGAAGTCTGCGGCACCACCCTGCCAATCGCGCCGAACATGGACGCGGTGACGGTCAAGGCATGGAACGACTGCCGCGCCAACATCGGGGCGCGTTCCTGCGTGGCGATGCTGGATAGTCTCGATGGGCAACAGCGCGCCGAATACGACCGCCTCGTTCGCGTCAACCCTCGCCTGCGCGTGTTCTACCGTGGGTGGATCAATCACCGCATCGGCAACGTCAAACGGAGCCGGTGCGCATGAACCTGCCCAGCCCCGACGATGAGCGCAAGGCCATCGTGGCCTTCACCGCGTTCGCCGTGCTGTCGCTGCTTGGCGCGGGTGCATTGCTGTTCGCCATCGCAACCGTGCTGGTGAAAGCCGCGCAATGGGTTTGGAGTTTCTGATGCTGCCGCCTCTCCCGCCGTGGCTCGCGCCGCGATACGCCCTGACCGGCATCAAGCTGGGGCTGTCGGCTCTGTTACTGCTTGTCGCCGTTGTCGGGTGCAGCACCCAGACCGTGCGGCTTGAAGGCTTTCGGATCCAGCTTCCGCTGATCGGCACCATCGGCCCGCAGGGATGGAAGCCCTACGCCAAGGAACTTGAAGGCGAGGTTCGCTCGATCCGCATTGACCTGGAGCTTTCCGAAGCCCGCCACGTCGCCACCAAGCGCGCTTACGAGGACGCGCAGGCCGAAGCCGCCCGCATGGAAGCCGAACGATTGGCCCGCGTTGTCGCCCGCCAAGAGGAGATCACCGATGAAGTCCGCCAAGATTACAGCCGCCGCATTGCTGACCTGCGCGCTCGCGCTGCCCGCCTGCAAGCCGAAGCCCGAGCCGGTGATCGAGGTGCGTCCGGTGGTTTGTCAGTGCCCGAAACCGGCGACCCCGCCGCCCGAACTGATGCAGCGCCCGACTGTCGAGCACTTCCTGCCCCAGACCTGACCACTGAAATCCACTGCCGCGAGATCGCAGAACAGCAGGCGACCCAACTGGGCGCGCTGATCGAATGGGTCGAGCGGCAGTTTCACATCAAGCCCTGATTTTCACGAAAGGAATTACCCCATGGGAACTTTTGCTTCTGCCTCGCGCACCACTGGCGCGAACGCTGCCCGCGATGCGGCGCTTAATGCCATCACTGCTACCGTCAACAACGGAAGCCTGCGCATTTACTCGGGCACCGCACCGGCGAATGCTGACGGCGCGCTTTCGGGCAACACGCTTCTGGCTCAGTTGACCCTCGGCGCAACCGCGTTCGGCGCGGCGGCTTCGGGCGTTGCCACGGCCAACGCTATCTCGGCTGACACCAGCGCGGACGCGACCGGCACGCCGACCTTCTTCCGGCTGCTGGCATCGAACGGCACCACCGTTGTCTATCAGGGCACGGCGGGCGCATCGGGTCAGGAACTGAACCTCTCGAACCTGTCTGGCGGTCAGATCGTGGCGGGCGGCTCGGTTTCCGTCACCTCGCTCACCGTCACCCAGACCGCCTCTTACGCCTAATAGGAGGGTTCCATGAGCGAACTATCTGAACGCATGGCGAAGGCACGCCTAGAGGTCAACGCGCTGCGCAACACAGCAAACCGCGCCCTCTGCGCCATCGACAGGGCCATCGAGGCGCTGCCTGATGACGTTCCGCCTGACTGCCGATGTCGGCCAGCGCCGGAGCCAGCGCCGGAGCCAGCGCCGGAGCCTACGCCGGAGCCAGCGCCGGAGCCTACGCCCGCACCAACACCGGCCCCCACACCTACCCCGCCGCCGACGCCTGACCCCGGCCACCATCACCCGCCTGCAACTGCCGGTTGGGTGCGCGCGGACAGCATCACGCCGATCGAATCCGACTTCGACGTTAACGACTTCCTGCGCCCTGCGCCGATCCCGCCGCGCGTGGACAATGGCAACTTCCGCCTGATCGCCAATTCAAGCCACCTGTCCTATGACGATCCGGTGGTGTTCCCCGGCCAACCCGGCGCGGCGCATTTGCATCACTTCTTCGGCAACCGCAGCACCGATGCGTTCTCGACCTATGAAAGCCTGCGCGCCAACCCGCACGGCACCACCAATTCGGACATGATTAACGGCTCCGCCTATTGGGTGCCAGCCATGCTCGACGGGCGCGGCAATGCGGTGATGTTCCCGAACGTGTCGGTCTACTACAAGCAGTGGGATCACCCGCGCCGCGTCGGCCTTCCCGCTGGCATCCGCTTCCTGATGCGCGGCGAGAAACGCTTCTGGCTGGAAAACTCACGGGGCCTGAATCTCGATAGCAACGGCGAAGGCGCGAACCTTGAAGCGATCCTTGCCGCAGCGCAACCGGGCGACAAGATCGGCATTAGCATCGCTGCGGGCGGCTTTTGGGACGGGGTGCATATCGACAGCCCGGATCACGTTTCGCACATCTCCGAAGACCAGTCGGCCACTCACCCCTTCCACATTCCGATCCTCACCTATTCCTATGGTTACGAGGTGCGCGCGGGTGACGATCCGACGCTTTGGCGCTTGTCCAGCGACGGCGATGCGCCTGCTGGCTCGACACTGCACGGCGATTACTTTGAAGCTTGGGAGCCGCGCTTGCGCGAACTGTGGCAGCGCAACGTCATGGACGGCAACCTTGACGCCAACGGGGCCAACCTTGGCGATGGCCGTTCGGGTGTTGAATGGTCTGGCTTCACTTACGACCAGCGCGAGCCGCACCTAATCCCTGTTCCGCCTCACGCTCATCATTAAGCAAGGATAACGAACAAATGGAGTTTAGAACATGGCTGACAATGTAGGCTACACAGCAGGATCGGGAACGCAGATTGCATCTCGCGAAATCACTTATTCCGGTGATCTCGCAAAGATGCAGGTCGTGGGTTTGGCGACCCTTTCGGGGGCTGACGATGCCAAGGTGCCAACAGACATTTCCCCGACTGCACCGATGCCGGTGGCGGCTTACGGCGAACTGATCGAAGCCATCGAGGCCATGCGGATGGCGGTCAACGCGCTGACAAAGAGCATTGGCTATGCGCTGCCGAACACACAGGGCTTTCCGATTATGGAGGTGCGGCAGGCAACGCAAAGTAACTTGAACGTCAATGCCAGCCAGACCGGCACATGGAACCTTGGCACTGTTGCCTCGATCACGAACCAAGCGCAGATCGGGGGCTTTGCGGCCAACGACCAAATCCCTGCTCTTATGCACCTTCAGGCGGACAATCTCCGCCGCAACATCGGAGTAAGCTGACATGCCGACGACCAACGGAAACCGGAAACTTCTTGACCTTAAGCGTTGGGAGTTCTGCGCACCATCACCGCACGTTTCGGCGGCGGGGTCGTTCATCGTATCCTCGCGGCACTTCCGCCAGCAGCAGCTTTTCATCGTCTCCAGCTCGGTTGCGGCGATCTACAATCCGGCAGAGGATGGCTGGATCAACATCCCTACCCCCGGCCTCGCTGGCACGTTTGGCGCGGGTGCAAGCGGGACTGCGGGCGGATGGTCAACCGGCGCGACCGTTGGCGCAGGTTCGCTGACGGCGACCGCTGGCACCGTTTCCTCAATCACGACGAACCAGAACCTTCAGCGCGATCTGCGGGGCTACAAGGTGCATATCCTTTCCGGCCCGAACAACGGCGCGGTTTTGGACATCGTGCGCAACACGACCGGCACGAACTCGGTCATCACGGTGGCTACGCAAGGCACTGCCTTCAGCGCGTCGACGGTCTATCGCCTGCTGACCCCGCGCCATTATGTGGTCGGCGCAGGCACGCTTACGACTGCCAGCTTCCGCGTCTATGATTTTGCCACGAACACTTGGACGACGCTTTCGCAGACCGGCTTGCCCGCATCGCTTGCAACCGACGGAAAACTGATCTCCACCCCTTCGATTGTCGATGGCGACTTCAAGACGTTCGCCACCGGCACCGCAACCAGCGCAACCGCCACGACGCTGGTCAACAGCGCCAAGACTTGGACGGCCTCGCAGTGGATCAACTCGCAGGTTCGCATCACGGGCGGAACGGGCGCAGGCCAAATCCGCACCATCACCGCGAACACTGCCGACACGCTGACCGTAGCAACGTGGACGACCACCCCTGACGCGACCTCGACCTATGCCATCGAGGGGAACGACAACTTCCTCTATTACATGGGCAACAACGCGGTCACGATGTATCGCTATGACATTACCGCGAATACATGGTCAACGCTCTCGCCGGGTGTCGCTCGCGGCGGCGCGCCCGGTGTCGGGATGTCGGGCCATTGGGTTCACTCAGCCACTGAAGCGGATTGGACAAACGAAAGCGCGATCCAGAATGGGCGCTATCTCTATTCCTTTCGTGGCGTTGGTGGCGCTCTGCTCGACCGTTACGACATTGCAGGCAACACTTGGGCAGCGGTCGCTTACGGCCCCGCGACCGAGACGTTTGCACAAGGCACCAAGTATGCTCTGCTCGGCGGCACGCTCTACATTCAAAAGGAAGTGACGGGCCGCTGGTTCGCCTACGACTTCGCGCGTTCTGAAATGTTCCCGTGGGGGACGATGCTTTACCCGCAGGGCGCGGCGGTGCTGGGCGATACGGCTTTCGACGCGATTTACAAGGATGGCGCGACCCAGATCAACTACGTTTACATGCTGCTCAACACCTCCAACATCCTCCTGCGGCAAATGGTGATCTGATGGACATCCCCGAACTCATCGCAATGTGTGAGCGGCGGCTTGCACATCTACACACTCTGCGCGGTTCGGCTGTTGCGCTTGGGGACGTTCCCCAAGTTGCGCAGATCGACGCCGCTATGACTGTGACCCAGACAACGCTGAACCAACTCCGAACCCTAGGGGGCTAAGCCATGCTCCTAACGCTGCTCTCGCAGCAGGGCGCGTCTGGCGCTGTTACTGTCCAGCACCTGATCGTCGCTGGCGGTGGGGCGGGTGGCCGGGGTGACTTCGGGCTTGCGTCCGGCGGTGGCGGGGCGGGTGGCTTACTCACCGGCACTTCATCCATCACGGCGACGGGTTCTTACACCGTCACGGTCGGCGCTGGCGGCGTTCCTGCAAGTTCGGGCTACACTGACCGTGGCGGCAACGGCGGCAACTCGTCGTTCAATAGCCTGATCGCTATTGGCGGTGGCGGCGGTAACGCACTGGATACGCCTGACGGCGCTTCGGGCGGTTCGGGCGGCGGCGGGGGGCGCACAACCGGCGTTGGCGGTTCCGGCACATCTGGGCAAGGCAACGCGGGCGGCGATCTTGGCACCGGAGATGAAAACTTCATCGCTGGTGGCGGGGGCGGCGCGGGGGCGGTTGGCGGCGACGGTATCGCGGGAACCATTGCGCCTATCGGCGGTGATGGCGGCGCGGGTGTTAGCTCATCAATCAGTGGTTCGGCTGTTACCTATGCAGGCGGGGGCGGCGCTGGGCGTTCTGGCCTAGGTGGCAGCGGCGGTGGCGGTGCTGGCGCGGACAACGCAACTGGTGGCGCTGGCACAGCCAACACGGGCGGGGGTGGCGGCGGCGCAAGACAAGGGTTTGGCGGCGCAGGCGGCTCTGGCGTAGTCATCCTCCGCTACGCCACGGCTGCTATGACCGCCACGGGCGGGACGGTCACGACCGTTGGCTCTGACACGGTTCACACGTTCAACAGCAGTGGCACGTTTACGGTTACGGCGATTGGCGGCGCGGGTGTAACTGGCACGGGTGCAGCGGTTGCGCCGAACCTGACGCTTGCCGCGCCTATCGCATCGGCTTCCGGTGCTTATGCGGTTGATGCTGTCACTGGCACGGGCGATGCTGTTGCGCCTGCCCTGACGCTTGATGCGCCTACCGCAGCGGGCGACGGTGCATATACGGTTGCCGGTGTCACTGGCACCGCCGAGGCTATCGCCCCTGCGATCACGCTTGATGCGCCTACCGCAGCGGGCGACGGTGCATATACGGTTGCCGGTGTCACTGGCACCGCCGAGGCTATCGCCCCTGCGATCACGCTTGATGCGCCTACCGCAGCGGCTTCCGGCGAGTATGTCGTATCCGGTGTCACCGGCACAGGCGTGGCGGTTGCGCCGAACCTGACGCTTGACGCGCCGACCGCATCAGCCTCGGGCACGTTTGGCGCTGCCGTTACCGGCACTGCCGAAGCCATCGCTCCGGCTCTGACGCTCGACGCTCCGGTGGCCTCGGCGGCGGGTGCCTATTCCGTCGATCCCGTCACCGGCACCGCCGAGGCCACGGCCCCCGCGCTGACGCTATCCGCCACGGCTGACGGCGCGGCAGCACATATCGCGCCCGTCACCGGCACGGCTGATGCTGTCGCCCCTGCACTTACCCTCGACGCTCCGGTTGCATCCGCGTCCGGTGAGTATGTCGTCTCCGGTGTCACTGGCACTGGTGCAGCCGTTGCCCCCGCGCTGTCTCTATCGCAGCCGGTTGCATCGGGCGACGGTTCCGCTGCGGCCCAGCCTGTCGAGGGTTCCGGCGCGGCGGTCGCTCCTGCCCTAACGCTGGTCGCAACGGCAAGCGCGCTTGGCAGCTACAGCGATTTCGTCGTCTTCGCTCCGAGCCTCACCTTCACTGTCGAGCCCGAGCAGACTGTCTTCACTGTCGAGCCCGAGCAGACTGTCTTCACTGTCGAGCCCGAGCAGACCGTTTTCATCGTCATACAAGAGGCCGCTTGATGAGCTACACATTCACCGCACCGCCGAAAGACCCGCAGGCCACTTTGCGCCACGGGATCAACTGGGCAGATTGGCTTCAAAACGGCGAGACGATCACCGCGCAATCAATAACCGCCACGGTCGGCATCACGGTCGACCAAGTGACGCAAGCAACCGGCGTGGTTTCCTATCGCATCAGCGGCGGGACTGCGGGCGCGGATTATGTCGTCACCTGTCAGATCACGACCAGCCAAGGCCGGATTGACGAGCGCAGCGTCCGCTACCGGGTGCGCAACAGGTAACCTGATCAGCCTATCCCAGAAACAACGCGAGTAAGCCATGTGCCAACACCACCACTCAGCGAAGAGACCCTGATTGAAACCGTCAACGCCTATCAGGCAAATGAGGCAAACCAGCGGGCAGCATCGGAGGCTCTAGGCATTTCGCGCAGCGCCCTGCAAGACAGGCTGCGCATGGCCAAAGCGCGGGGGATGATCCACGAGGCACCCGCGCCCGAGGTTCCGCAGGCCGCGCCACTGCCCGACCCAGACCTGCCGATTGAGCAGCTTGTCACCTACAAGAAGAGCGCCTTTGAGCGCAAGCACGCGAACGTCTTGGCCAAACGCTGGCGGCGGTTCAACGTGCCGACGCATGGCCCTTACGCGCTGATGTTCGTGGGCGATCCGCACCTCGATGATGACGGCTGCAACCTTCCGCTATGGGAAGATCACTGCGAGCTTATGGCTGGCACCGAACACCTTTACGCGGTCAATATCGGAGATTCGACTAACAACTGGGCTGGCAGACTTGCGCGCCTATGGGCCAACCAGGACACAAGCGCCCACACCGCCAAGCGCCTTGTGAAGCACTATCTGGCAGAGCGCGGCATCCCGTGGTTCCTCTGGTTACACGGCAACCATGACATGTGGGACGGGCCGGTTGGCCGCGATGTGTTCGAGCGCCATTCGCCTGAATATGTCGTGATGGAGGACTGGCAGGCCAAGATTACGCTCGCCAGCCCGAACGGTCGGGAGATCAGGCTCTGGGCCGCGCACAACTTCAAGGGCAACTCGATCTGGAATAACATGCACGGGTTGGAGCGCGCCGCGCAGATGCAGGATTGGGCGCACCTTTACGTCGCAGGCCATCACCATGACAGCGGATACCGGCAGGGCGAAAACCCGCATCGTGGCTTCGTCTATAACCTGCTGCGCGTTCGCGGTTATAAATTCATCGATGAATATGCGGACGTTCACGGCTTCGGGAACCATGCCTATGGGGCTTCGGGTCTAGCAGTCATTGACCCAGACGGCGACAAGCTCAACGCGGTGACTTGTTTCCTCGATCCGCACGAGGGCGCAGACTTCCTCGCGTGGAAGCGCCGCAAAGCCGCAGCATGAGCAACGCCGCCCTAGCCCGCCGCCTAGCCGATCTTCTAGACGATTGCGTCATTCCCAGCGATAACGAAAAGCCCTTGCGCCTGATGCTACTTCACGCGCTTAGGGTGTGCGGCGATCCGGCGTTTGCGGAGGAGGCTAGGCTTTTGTGCGATCTGTTGCGGGATTAGGGCTGTGTACCTGTGTACGTCGTCGCGGATTCAAACGCGAACAAAATTGGGCCATATTGGGAAAACCGTAGGATTACTGGACGAAAAAACCTAGCGTTGTCAGAGACACCCCTAGTTTACACCGAGAGGGTCAGCGGTTCGAGCCCGTTACCGCCCACCATTAAAACAAATACTTAGCGGCATTTCCTCACTTTGGCTTGTGTACTTGCGTACATCAGAAGACGGTTGCGGCGCTGGCGTCGCGCATGAAGCTGGGGCTGTACCGGGCATAAACCTGCTCGGTCACGCGGGTCGAGGTGTGGCCCAGGTATTGCGAGATCATCTGCATCGGCACGTTGTCCTGCGCCATCCAGACCGCGCAGGTGTGGCGCAGGACGTGAGGCGAGAAGGTGATGCCGGTGCGCTCGGCGAGGCGCTGGGTGGCCTTCTTCACGCTGCCGACCGGCTTGCCCCCATACTCCACGACATGATCGCTTAAACGGGCCTTGTACGCCTCGGAAAGCGCCTCTCTGGCAACGGCATTCATCGGCACCACTGTGCGCCGCTTGTTCGTCTGGTTGCGTCCTGTGGGCCTGTAATCGACCGACCCCGCTGCGAAGTCCACCCGATCCCATGTGAGGTCTAGGATTGCTCCCGCCCGCGCGCCCGTGGACAGGCCGAGGATCAGGAATAGCCTGATGTGCGGGGTGGTGGCTGCATCGACCAACTGGCGGGCCTGCTCCTTCGTCAGCCAGTGATCTCGCGGCTTTGATGCTGGCGGTATCCATAGCGACGGGGCGGCGCTGCCATAATGCTTGCGGATGCAGGCGCGCAACAGTTCGAGGTCAGTGCGGATCGTGCTGTCGCTGTAACCCTTGGCGTTACGCTCTCGATAATAGGCGCGGCAATCTTCGCGGGTGATCGCGCTGCCGACGCGGTTGCCAAAGGTGGGGGCCAGCGCCGTCCAGTGGGCTTTGAACCTGTCTGCCCGCGCGCCGTCTTGTACGCGATCCCGTACATACTCGGGCCATAGATCGATCAACCGTTCGCTTCGCGCCGCGGTGAGGCGCTGCCAGATGGCGCGGGCGATCTGCTGGGCGTCCCGCTCATCATCCGTGCCAGTCGAGATTCGGCGGCGACGTTCACCGTCTGCGAAGGTGAGAGCCCATTTTCCCCTGTGTCTGGTGAGGGTGTAGTCTGACACTCGTACCGCTCGACCTCATGCGCTGGAATGCGAATCAGCTTGCCGAGCGTAAAGCTCGCCAGTTCGCCGTTCTTGCACATGCACCGGATTTTCTCGGCGCTGCAACCCCAACGGTCGGCCAGGGTCTGCGGGCTGAATGGGCGAGCGGCATCACTCATCATCCATCCCCTTGCATTCGAGCTTCCACTCCCAGCCAAGCGGGTCGCCGTCCATTACTTCTACGCCCTGCGCCGCGAGTTCGTCGCGGATCGCGTCTGCGGTCGCGAAGTCCTTTGTGGCACGGGCTGCATTGCGGCGGGCGACCATGGCTTCCACTTCCTCTTCGGTTAGGGACGCGGACTTGGGTCGGATGCGCAGATCGGCACGGGTCAAGGTCATTGGATACTCCTGCGGGTCTTTCGGCGGTGCGCTTGAAGCTCGTTCGTCAGGCGACGGACTTCGGCCCGCAGCCCTTCAATCTCCCGCCGCTGCACACACGGCAGGCGCGGGCAGTCAGCGTGGCAAGTGTGGATGCTGTCGAAGGTCAACCGCTCGACCTCGGCTTGCAGGGCTTCTATGCGATCAGCGGCTTCGGGGCCATCGGGGTTGTGCAGGCGCGGCTTTAGGCTAACAGGATCAAACACGAACGCATCTCTGCGCCGCAGCCGCTTAACCAGTTCCTCGGTCACGCCCGTTTCTCCCGTTCGCGCTCAGCCATAGGCCGCTCGTAAAGCTTTGTCCCGTCAGCGCGGCGTAGTGGCCATGCGCTGTCCTGTGATGTGCGCCGCGTCGGGTGCGGCTTGCTGATCTGGGCGATCATGGCTGTTGTCCCTCTGTCTCTGCGATTGCGGGCGGAACGGGCAGTCCTTCACCGTGCCAGCGCTCCAAGAATGTCTCTGGCCCGTCATCGTCAGACACAAGCCAATCGACGCGCTGGATCATCTTTCCGGCCAAGCGCACGGTGTCTGCCGCAAGCTGGAAACGGTTCGCAATGGCAGGCTCATATTCGCCGGTTGCAATCTGCAATTCGATGCTGCTTGCGACATCATCAAAATGATATTGGATGTAGTCAAAATGCCCGCCGCTCATGGCTGTTGTCCCTCAATCTTGGCGATGGCGCGAAGTGCGGCGGCTGTCATGGCTAGCGCGGGGGTGGCTGCGCGTCCCCGAAACAGTCGGTCGCCATCATCGTCCATGAAGATCGCGCGGCTTGCTCTATTCGGGTAATCCCATCCGTGGACACTAACCCACCCCTCCGGCACCAGCGACATGGCCGCGTCGAGTGAGGCGGTGTAGGGCTTTGGTTCTTTCCGCGTATCCCCATCGCAATGCGACCGAAACGGATGCGCAGGCTCAAAGCGGGCAAGCCCCAAATGGTTTTCGATCCAAATATCAACTCCACTATCCGGCCCCGTCAGCGCCTCGACGCGCTCTGCCAGCGCAATCAGTTCATCCTTGCCGCTCATGGCTGTTCTCCCTCAATCTTGGCGATGGCGGCGGTGAGGCGGGTGTTCCATGCGGCGATCAGTGCGGCCTTTGGTTTGTAGGGCCAAACAATCGAAAAGCCGCCAGCACAATCGTGGTGACTGAGCGTAAACAGATAGTGATCGTCTGTCGCCATCTCGCCTAATGCCAACATCTTATTCTGGTGGGCGCGATGAAGGTTCGCCTCACTCCCACAAAACGGACACGGCAGCAGTTGCACCTTCTCTTGTTCGGTCATGCTTCGTCTCCCTCACAATGGAAGCATCGTGTTACGTAAACCGCAGATAGCGGAAAGCGATGTTGCCGCGTCACCGTGCAATCTCCATAATCAAGGCCATCACGATCAGGCCGGATGAAAGCAGCAGGGTGCCGCCGAATATGCGGGCGAGGTTGTAGGCTGCGGTCATGCGGTTTCCCTTTCCAAATCGTCGGCCTTTTCCAAAAGGCGCTCGGCGGTGTCTGCCCAATCTTTCGCATGTTTCAGGGCCATCAACGCTGACTTGCGGAGCCTTTCGGGCGTAGGGTTGTCATCCTTCCGAACACCGGGGCGCCAATCAGGGGTCATCACATCACCCCCTTCGCCCAAGCCCAGACGCCGCCGCCAATTGCCAGCCAGATGCACCCGCTGATGCAGAGCCAAATGCCGATGGCGCGGGCAGCGGTCATCTCGTCATCCTCGGGCGGTTCCGGCTCCATCAGGTCAAGCATGTGTTCAAACTCTTGGGGGGTCATGCGTCCCACTCCCCTTGCACCTGCTCCGGCTCCATGCAGGTCACGCCGACGATTTCGCCGATGATCGTCGAGGGGGTAGCAAACTGCCATTCAGTGCCGCCGTGTGAGGTCGACTTGCCGCGTAGATCGAAGCGCTGTGTCTGGACTAAGCGATAACCCTCGGCGGGGCAGTTGATCTCTAGCAGGATCATCTCGTGCGAGATGGTGCGGCTACGCTTGTGATCCACCCAGACCCAGACAAGTGCGCTGGTGCTGTCGGGGCGACCTGCCATCCAGTCTTTGTCACGAATCCAGTGGTCAAGCTCGGCGCTTTCGTCGATGCGGCTCCACCCTTCGGCGGGCGGTGCCTTGGCGGTGAGCGGCGCGGCAAGAGCTAGGGCGGCAGCGGCGGCGATGTAACGGATCATCTTACTTCCCTTCCTGAAGGCGTCGGGTTCCATGGGGTCGGTCATGCTGCGGTCCTTTCGGGTTGCTCCGGCAGGCGAAAGGTTTCGGGGGTTGGCGGCCGTGCGCCGAAGGCTTCGGCAAGGCCCTGCAGATCCCAGGCGCGTTGCTGGCGGGCCAGATCGTCCGGGTGAGCGATGCTGCTGGCCAGCGCGATGTCGCGGGCGCGGGCCAGTTCGGCAAGCAGCTCGGGCGCGTCGGCGATGTCGAACCACTGGATCAGCGTCTTGCCGCCGAGTGGGAAGATGGTCTGCAATTCGAGCTCAGGCAGGATCGCCCCGGCCTTAGCGGCGATGGCGAGCCAGAGGCGGGCGTTATCGTTCGCCGCGGCGGCCGAGACCGCCCCACCCTCGACCGCGCGGGCAAGCGCGGCGCGGCGGCGGGTGAGTTCGGCCTCTGCGATTTTGGCAAGGGTGGTGCTCATTGGACCGGCCCCGGCTCCATCGCGCCGCGGACCTTGCCGAGCAGATCTTCGATACCTTCTTGCAGCTCGCAGCCATCGAAACCCGCAATAAATCTCTCGGCGGCAGTCAGCGCAGCCTGCATCAAGGCAATGTCGCGCCGCGCATCTTCAAGCACCGACTGAATGTGGCGCTGGCTGCACTGGGCAATGACCTCGGGCGCGATCTGATCCCAAGCGACGTGCGATCGGGCGGCAATCATTCCGCCGCCTCCGCTGCTTCGGATTGGCGGGCGGCGTAGCCCATGACGTAGGCGTGAATCTCGCCCGGCCAGTCGCGCAGGCTGGGCTGGAAGTGGCCATCGGTCAGATCGACGTGGAGCGCGGTCAGCGCGTCGAACAGGCCTTCTTCGGTGATAAGGGCGCCGCCGGTGGGGATCAGACCGGCGGCGCCGCCCGCCGCGCCAGGGGAGCGGGGCGCGGGCGGGGTTTCGGGATTGGGATCAAAAAGCGCAGGTTCCTGCTCGCGCTTCCACGCCTCGAGCATTTCGGGGCGGGCCAGCGCGATCAGCTTGTCGAGGGTATCTTCGTAACGGCTGTGCCAGCCCGGCAGGCCATCGCGGATGAAGCAATCGAACACGGCACGCACCAGTTCGAGTTCGGCAACTGTGATTGTTCGCGCCATTTCGGCCTCCGTTGTTGAACGGAAGCGGTTTGCATCATGCAAACTATGTGGTCAAGCAAAAAGTTTGCCTGATGCAAACCAGCCTTGCCCCTTTACTGTTCGCCCTCATCAGCTGCGAGCGGCGATAGACCGCCTGATCCAGCAGGTGTTTCAGTATCAGCCGGGCCGATCACAGACCCGAGCAGGGCCAGTCCGACGAGCACCGCCATCCCGATCACAGCTACCTTGAGGCATCCTTCGGACTGCTGCTTCGGCGGGTGCGGGCGGGCGCCGTTTGGCGGCCTGTTGGGGGATCTCGCATCGGCAGCGGTGAGGACGGTAAGCACGACACCGCGGCTCGGCTTTCCGGGTTTGCCGCCGATGATCGCCTCGATCTCGGCGCGAATCGCTGTCTTGCGATCGATCATAGCGGTGGCCAGCCAGCTATCACGCTCGATGTAGCCGATGGTCGCGCCGCTTACGTCGGTGCAGCGCAGGGCGCGCGGATCATGGGGGTTGTCAGGTTCGTGCTGGATGGTGACAGGGTCGCCAGATGAGAGATTGGCGATGGCCGCCTGATAGTTTGACTCGCCGACCAGGTGGACCGTGTATCGCCCCATTCGCCCTTATCCCTTGCCAACCTTTGTCTGTTGGAAGGGTGGTAAGTCGTCCTCGTCTTGCTTGCCAGCAAATTTTGCTTGCCCATCAGAGACAAGGCGCAGGGCCTCGCGCTCGATCTCCTGCCGGTGGCGGATGATCTGGAAGGCGTCTTCGGGTGGCATCAGCAATTCGTAAGGTTGGCGCTTCAACGCGACGGCGGCCGATTTCAGCAGATCGACATTCATGTCCTGCTGGCAATTGTAAAGCAGGCTGGCGGTGGTTTTGGACCAGCCCGCCTCGCGCACCATGTCGGCCTGACGGACGCCAAGCGCATCCATCCATTCCTTGAGGAACCACGTCACTTGCATCGTGGGGCGGGATCGCTTTGCCATGTTTGCAGAATACAAACGGCGCGCGCGCAAGTCGTTACGCACCTTGCAAACTAGGGGGGTTGTCAAATAGTTTGCAATGTGCAAACTAGGCTGCATGGAAGCCCCACTCACCATTGAAGCGCTGCGCCGCGAACTTGGCCTTAACCAGGCCGAATTTGCGTTGCGCATCGGCCTTGCCAATAAGGCGTCGGTTTCGCTGCTCGAGCGCGGCGGGCCTTGCTCGCTCCCGGTCGCGCTGGCGATCGAGGCGCTTTCCAACGGTCGCATCGATGCGTGCGCGTTGAACGAGGATGTTAGGGCAGCGCGTCATGGAGTGGTGATTACCTCGGCGATGCCTGCCCCGTCTGCGGGAAAGATCGACGGGGTTTCCCGCGCATGATCCGGCGCGGCTTTATCAAGCTCGCCGTGATCCGCGCGATTAAGCATGTCGGCGGGATTGACCGCGCGGCGCGGGTTGCGGGAGTTTCGACTTCGCAGGCCGGGCGCTGGAACAATCGTAACGACATCGATCTGCCGACGCTCGAACACATGGTCGAACTGGACGAGGCCGCGCTGGCTTGCGGTGGTTCGGCAGAAATTCTGGCGACTTTCGCGGCCGAGCTGGGGCACGTCGCGATTCCGCTGCCCGATGTGGCCGGATCGCAGGCCAACCTCGCGTTGCAGTGGGCCGGGGTCACTGCCGAGTTTGGTGACGTGGCGCGGACGCTGATGGCGGCGCTGGCTGACGACCGGATCGACAATCGCGAGGCTGGCGCGCTGGCGCACGACATCGATCAGGCGGTGGCCGCACTGGTGACGATGCGCGCTTTGGTGATCGAGGAAGAGCGCGACGCTGTTCGCGCGGTGAAATAGGCGGAGGCTTAGGGGATGCTGGCGCAAGCGAAATTGGCGAGTGAGACCTTCACCATCCAGCTTGGCGTGGCTGCGCCAGAGAGTGAGTTGGTGGCGTGGTTTCAGGATGCCCGTCCGGGCGAGAGCGCGATCTATGCCAGCGGCTTCACCCTCCCGCGCGAGGCGGCAGGCGTCAAGCTGGTGGCGGCGTGGCAGGCGGAAGGCTGGGCGCACCTCAAGCAGCGGCGCGATCCTGATGATGCGCGCCGCTGGCAGTTCCTGGTCGAGCGGTCTTCGCGGATCGCTGCCGGTGAGCGCAAGCCCCGGCCCAAGAACGAAGAGATTACTCGGATCCAGATGGGCAAGCTGTTGCAGACCTTGCGGCGGGTGGCCGATCGCGGGGAGGCTTTGCCTTCCTATCGCTCGCTGGCGCGCGATCTCACCACCGACAATTCGCGGACCTGCAAGAAGGGCATCGAGCGGGTGCGGCATTTGCTGCGGCGGCTGCACGACGAGCGGCGGATCGAGTTGCTCCCCGCCCCCAACGGCGCGCGGCACGGCCCGCAAGTGACGATCCTCGCCAAGGGGCGCGGATGTGGGCGGACGACTGCGTGCGCCAGTGGCAAGGGGAAGGTTTGATGGCGTTTGAGAAGGTTCAAACCGGCCCGATGGTCGGTAATCCGCCCAGCCTCGAATGGCTGGCGCTTGGGCAGCTGCAGGTCGATCCGGCCTATCAGCGCGCCACTGATGGCCATCTTTCGCGGCGCATCATCGTCGGCATGGTGAAGTTCTGGGACTGGAAGCTGTGCCAACCGCTGGTGGTGACGCGGCGGGCGGACAATTCGCTGTTTGTGCTCGACGGCCAGCACCGGCTTGCCGGCGCTCGCGAGCGCGGCGACATTCCGCACCTGCCCTGCGTGGTGATCCCCGCAATCTCGGCAGAGGAGGAGGCGGCGGCTTTTGTCAGCCTCAACACCGCGCGCCAGAAGCTTAGCCAAGCCGACATCTTTGTCGGGATGCTGGCGGCGGGTAACGCCGAGGCGGTGCTGGTCGAACAGATCATGCGCGAGACGGGCTGGAGGATGGTGCGGCACGCTAACACGGCGGCTTACAAGGCGGGCGATCTGGCCTGCGCGCCGAAGCTGGCCAAGCTGGTGAAGTCTAGCGGCGAGGCTTCGGTGCGGAACGCTCTGGCTGCTTTGCGTGAGGCCTATCCTGAAACGCCGGTGCGCAATTCATCGCGCACGATCGAGGCGCTGCTGCGGATTTATGCGCGCGGGTTGCTGTTGGGAATTGATCCCGATTGTCTGATTGCGGCGCTGGCGGCTTTTGAAACGCCCGAGGATATCATGATGGCTGCGCATGACCTTTGCGCAGGTCGCGCCGATCTTTCGTGGATCGATGCAATGATCGAGGTGATTATCGCCGAAACGCGCGAGCAGGCGCTGGAGGTGGCCGCGTGAGTCGCAAGCACGACTGGGCGGCGATTGATCCGCAGCTGACTGCCTTGCACGAATTGGGCCTCACCGGGACGGTGATCGCGCAGCGGCTTGGGATGTCGCAATGGACTGTTCGCAACCGCCTGCGCGAGATCGGTCTGCGCGGCAATTTCTTTGACAGCGCGAATGATGCGCTCGCGCCTGCCCAGCAGCGGCTCGGCGTTCCTGTCTGCCCGAAGCGGGCGACACGGCGGATGTGCGCGCAGGCCTTTGGGGTCGATGAGGCCTATCTGATCGGGCCCCGCCGATGGCGTTCGCTCAGCATCCCGCGGCAGGCGACCTTCTACGTCTTGCGCAAGCGGTTTTTGACGATGTCTTACCCAATGATCGCGCGGATGTTTGCCGGGCGCGATCATTCGACGATCATTCACGGCGTCCGCCAGACCGAGGCGCGGATGGCGCGCGATCCGGCGTTCCGCGCGGTTGTCATGGCGCTGGTGGAGGGCCGCCTGCCCGAGCAGCACGACGCGCACGTCCGCGCCTGGTTGATGCGCGGGGCGACAGCGGTGGCCTTTGCGCCTGCCGCGCCGAAGCCGCTCTGGCGGGCCAAACCGGCCGAGGACGCCGAGGACAGGGCGCCGGTGCGCCAGTGGTGCGACCAGTGTCAGAGCAATGTGACCGAGGCGACGGCTGCGCGGTGCGGGCAGCGGTTTTGCTCGCTGGCGAAGGCGCGGGTGCGGGCGGTGTTTGCGTGAGAGGCGCGCACCGCATCAATCTGGGCGGCGATCCGTTTCCGCGCGCGACGGTGGAGCAGGCGCTGGGTCGCATGCTGCTGCTGCGCTGCGAGCGGTTGGAGCCGATTGACCGGATTACGCGCTCGCGCCTCGAGTGGGAGTTTACGGTCAACGGCGTGCGCTATCGCTGCGATGTGCGGGTGGTGGCGCGATGAGCGGCGACGTTAACGATTTCATCAGCGCGATGCGGGCTTCGGGGGTTGATCCGGTGGAGCCGATCGCGGGGGCCTTGATGGGTGGGAGGGTGATCCGGTTCCGGTGCCAGGGCGATGGGCGCAAGCGCAATGGCTGGGCCTTGTTCTTCCCTGCCGAGGGCGCCGCTGGCCGCGCGGGCGGGGTGTTCGGCAATCACAAGCAGAACACCGGCACGATTAAATGGCAGGCCGACCGGGCGATGGCGCCGCTTTCGGCGGCCGAGCGCGAGGCGATGCGCCGTCAGTGGCGCGAGGACGCGGCGCGCCGCGCGCGCGATCTGGAAGCGGCGCAGGTGGCCGCCAGGGCCGAGGCTTTGCGGATCTGGGATTCTGCTCAGGCGGCGAGCCCTGCGCATGAATATGCCGCGAAGAAGAAGATGCGGGTGGGCGGATTGCGGCGGGCCAGCGGTGCGCTGCTGGTGCCGATGCGCGACATCGACGGCACAATCTGGAATCTGCAGCGCATTTACCCCGACGGCACCAAGCGCTTTCTGAAGGGCGGGCGGATCATCGGGCTATGCGCGGTGATCGGGATGCGGCCGGGCTTTCGGCGCGGGGTGTTCGCGGAGGGCTATGCCACCGGCGACGCGATTTCGCAGGCGCTGGGTGGGTCCGCTCCGGTGGTGGTGGCATTTAACACCGCCAACCTCGATCCGGTGGTGGCCGCGTGGACCAAGCGGCATCCGCTGGTCGATTGGATTATCGCGGCGGATGATGATCATGCGACGGGCCTCAAGATGGTCGAGCGCGGCGAGGCTTACCAGAATCCGGGGATCGACAAGGCCCGAGCGGTCGCGGCGGCGCACAAGTGCCGGGTGGCGCTGCCGTCTTGGTCGGCCAATTCAAATGTGGATTTTAGCGACTTGCTGCTGGCGGGAAGCGTGTCGGCGATTGCCGAGGCGATCAAGGGCGCAGGGCGCAAGCGGCCTGCCGCCAGCGCGCTTGCCTGGCATGATGCAGGGGGGAACTGATGTCTTCGTCTGCTGGGGACACCCCCGACCCCGCTTTGGGGAATGATAGCGCGCCTCCGGGTGGAGCAGGTGGTCACCAGAAAGTGGTGGCTTTGCGTCCGCTGGCTGATGATGCGCTCGATCGCGTCTGCGCGCGCTTTCCGATGACCGATCTCGGCAATGCCGAGCGCTTTGTTCATCGGTTTGGGCAGGATTTCCGCTTTTGCGCGGAGCTGGGCTGGTTCCGCTGGGATGGCCGGCGCTGGCTGCTGCTGGGTGAGGAGCTGCGCGCGCTGCCGCCCGAGGTGATGCAGGCGATCTTCGTTACGATTCGAGCGATCAAGAACGAGGCGAAGCTGGTGCGCGCGAGCGGGGAGCGCATCGATCCGCATCCCGGCCTTGTCGGCGAGGCGCTGGAGGCGTTTGAGCGCGAGCAGGCGTCGAAGATGGACTTCGTCATCGACATGCGCCGCAACGTGCCGGTGATGTATTCGGACAAGCTGGCCGAGTGGGCGCGCACCTCGGAAGCCGCGGGCAAGATCGCTGCGGCCGGCGCTCTCGCCAAGAGCATGGGCCAGCTGGTGGCCAACGTCACCGATTTCGACCGCGAGCGATTGGCGATCAATGTGCTCAACGGCACGCTCCGCTTGGAGCAGCGGCGAAGGCGGCGCCCGCCCGAGGACGTCGCGGCCGGAAAATCCGAGTGGCACACCCCTTGGGTGCTGCATCTGCATCCGCACAATCGCGACGACTTCATTAGCAAGCTCGCCGATGTGGAATATCACCCCACCGCGACGAGCACGGCGCACGATGATTTCCTTGCTGTGGTGCAGCCGAAGCCCGAGATGCGGCGTTTCCTTGCCCAGTGGGGCGGGTTGTCGCTGACGGGCTTCACCGGCGAGCAGAAGCTGGCGTTCTTTTATGGCGGCGGCTCGAACGGCAAGGGCACCTGGGTGGAGACGATCGCGCGGATCGCGGGCGATTATGCTGGGACGATCAAGATTCAATCGCTGCTCGACCAGGGCAAGAAGTCCGGCGACCAGGCGACGCCTGCAATTGCCAAGCTCCCCGGTGTGCGGTTTCTGCGCGTTTCGGAGCCGAGCAAGGGCGCGGTGCTGGATGAGGGCCTTGTGAAGGAACTGACCGGCGAGGATCCGGTGGATGCGCGGCATCTGAACAAGAGCTTCTTCACCTTCTTCCCTGAGTTCAAGATCACCATTAGCGGCAATAATAAGCCGGTCATCAAGGACACCAGCGACGGCATCTGGCGGCGGATGCAGCTGGTGCCGTGGCAGGCGGATATTCCGGCCTCTCAGCGCGACAAGGGCCTGAAGGACAAGCTTCTGAAAGAGCGCGATGGCATCTTTGCCTGGCTGATGCGCGGCCTGCTCGACTGGAAGAAACACGGGCTGATCGAGCCCGAGGACGTGCGGCTTGCGACAAGCGAATATCGCGATGATTCGGACACGATCGGGCGGTTCCTGCGCCAGACCTGCGAGGTGGGCGAGGATACCCGCGCAAGGCCGCTCCGGGTGCGCAAGGGCGATCTCTTCGAGCTCTATCAGGCGTGGTGTCACCAGACCGGCAGCTATGAAATGGCCGAGCGGGCTTTCTCGAAGGAGATGAGCGCCAAGCGGTTTAAGGACAAGCACTCCAACGGGGCGTGGTGGATCGGCCTGCAGCCGACCGTGAACCTGTTCGATCTGAAGGAAGGGACGTGGACCGCGGCTGATGAGGGCGCGGTGCAGGATGCGGCTGATAGGCGGGATGGCGGGGCCTCGGGCAGCGCTTGGCCGACTGGTGACAGCGCGGATTGGATGCCCGGGGATGACTGATCGACCTCTGTTTCGGCGGAAAATACCCCCGTTTGCCTCCAATGGAGGCTCAAATGGAGGCAATTCTAGAGCGTTTGGAGCCGGTTTTTGGCGGATTTCTGCGCGTCTGGAGCAATGGAGGCAAATTTCCAGTCCTCCCGTATGTGCGGGCGCGGGCGCGCAGGGGTGGTGCAATATTATGCTCCATTCCTCCATTTCATCCATTAGAAGAAGGGGTTTGTGATGTATAATCTTGAATTGATTGTGCTTTCGCGGGTTTTGGCGAATGGAGGTTGGCTCCATTTGATGCTCCATTCGGGTGTTTCGCTGTGAGCGGGCTTCCGTTGACGGTGCCGGCGCTGGAGGAGCGGTTGGTGGCGGTGCATTCGCTCTGGCGGCGGACGCCTGGTGGCGGGGCTTCGCCGTTCGCCAAGGATATTCCGGCGCATCTGATGCTTCGCGAGGTGGGCGACATCCTTGGCCAGTATTCGGAGACGCTGCTGGTCAATGAGGCGGGCAAGGAGCTGCTGGTGCGCAAGATTGATCAGCGGGCGCCCAGAGCGGCGCTTTCAACCGCCGATGTGGCTGAGCGCGATCTTCTCATGGATTGGATCGGGCTGGTTCCGGGTATTGTGGAGCGAGCCTTGGTCTGGCGTGTGACGGTCTTGCTCGATCGCGGTGAGGAGTTGGTGCCTTGGCGGCGGGTGGTTCGGCCTGAGATTATTGCGCTGGCTCGTCGGCTGACCTCGGTTCTGGGAGATGATGGGGAGCCGATCCTGTCGAAGGAGCAGGCTTTGGACTGGGAGCGGCATGAGAGCACCATCGCGTGGCGTTACAAGATGCAGTTATCTGGGCTGCTGTGCCGCTTCCACGGGCTTCATCAGCGCAACGCAAAACTGATCGCGCAGCGCGGTGTGTCGGTGATGTGGCTCGCGGCGTGATCGCTCCACCCTCAAGAGGTGCGGAAATGCTGGCTTTTGCTAATGTCAAGGGTGGGGTTTTGTTCCACCCTAAATATAGCGTTTCGCCTCCACCCTCTGCGGCGGGTAATCAGGGATCACTCTGGGCGCGGGCGTTCGGAGTTCTGGTCCTCCCCTTGACCGGCAGGCCCGATGTGCTGGGTGTTCCTGGTGCGTCGGGCCTCTTTGGTTGGAGGTGACGGTGCCAAAACGGATCAAGACGACGCGGGCGGTTGGGGCTGGTCTGGCGCGTGGCTACGATGCCGAGCGCCAGAGGGTCAAGGCTTCGCGCAAGTGGTATGCCAGCAAGGCATGGCGCCAAAGGCGGGCGATGCAGCTGGCCTCGGACCCGCTGTGCGCGATGCACCTGACGCGCGGCGAGGTGGTGGCGGCGACTGTCGCGGACCATGTCCAGCCTCATCGTGAGGACTGGTCGCGGTTCTGGGATGGTGCGCTGCAGAGCCTGTGCGCGGGGTGTCACTCGCGGGATAAGCAGAGGGAAGAGGCGCGACGGTAGGGGGGTGGGTCAATCACTGGGGTGCTCGGCCAGCCAACCGGCGGGTAACTCAAAAAAAGTGGGCGCGTTATTCTCGAAATCTTTTTTCTAGGAGGTTGCTTTGGCGCGGAGGCCCGAACGTAACGAGGTCAAGCGCGCCAAGGGTAACCCGGGCCGCCGCCCGATTGTTGATTCCGCGCCTGCTGGCGCGGTGGCGAGTGAGGCTGCTGCCGAAGGCTCGCTGCCCGACTGGGTCAATACCGCCAAGATGGTCGCCAAGCGGCGTCCGGCGAACGCGAAGCAGCGCGCCGAGTTTATGACGGCGCTGACGCGCCAGGTGTGGGATTTTGCCCGGCCGGAGCTGGTCAAGATGAACCTGGTCAAGCGGATCGATGAGCCTGCCCTGGCGATCTGGTGCCGAGCGATGGCGGAATACATCGCTGCGATCATCGAGCTCGACCGCGATGGAACGACTTACACGACCACCAGCGCCCATAGTGGCCTGCTGCACCGGCTTCACCCGGCGACGCGGATGCGCAAGGACGCGCTGCAGACGATGAAGGAAATCGGCGACACGCTCGGCATCACGCCGATGAGCCGCCAGCGCCTGTTCCAGATGATGGCGGATGCCGGTCGCGGCGCTCTGCCGCTTGACCGGATCGACGATGACAGCCTCGCGGCGCCGGCCAGTCCGGTCGGCCTGTTGGGTAAGGCGAGCGCCAGCTCGCTCAACTGATGGGCGGCGTGCCGGAAACGGCGGTCCGCTCGGACTGCGGAAAGTATTGGTTCGACGAGGCGACCGCCAATGCAGCGGTGCGGTTCTTCGAGGACCACCTGCGGCTGACCAAGGGCGAGTGGGCGGGCAGACCGTTTAAGCTCGAGCCATGGCAGGCAAACAGCATCATCCGCCCGGCGTTCGGATGGAAGCGGCCGGACGGGACGCGGCGTTATCGACGCATCGTCGTTTGGGTGCCGCGCAAGAATGGCAAGACTGAGATCGCCGCTGGCGTGTCGCTGATCGCCCTGGTGGCGGATGGCGAGGCAGGGGCCGAGGTCTATGCCATCGCCAAGGATAAAGACCAGGCGAGCATCGTGTTCAACTCGGCGGCACTGATGGCCGCCAATTCGGCGACCTTGTCGCCTAGCCTCGAGCTGCTCAAGACCGCGATTTATTGCCCCGAACTGGGGTCAAGCTTCAAGCCGCTGACCGGACGGGCAGCGGGCAAGCACGGGCTTAACCCGCACGGCATCATCGGCGACGAGGTCCACGAATGGCCCGACGCTGATCTTTACACCTTCGTCCACCAGGGGACGGCGGCGCGGCGGCAGCCGATCGAGTTTCTGATTAGCACCGCGGGAGTGCGGCAAGGTTATGGCTGGGAGTTGTGGCAGGAGTGCCAGCAGATACTGAACGGCGAACGGCAGGATGACGAGACGCTGGTGGTGATCTTCGCCGCTGAAGCTGATGATGATTGGACCGACCCAAAGGTCTGGGCGAAAGCGAACCCGAACCTCGGAATCTCGGTTAAGCTCGAGTATTTGCAGACCGAATGCGAGCGCGCGCAGGAATCGCCGCGGCTTGAAAACGACTTTCGTCGGTATCACCTTAACCAGTGGACCGAGCAGCTGGTGCGCTGGCTGCCAATGGAGAAGTGGGGGCCGGTCGGCGAAGACTGGGCCGAGGCCGCGTTCGAGGACGAAATGGTCGGCCAGACCGCATTCGGCGGGCTTGACCTTTCGACCACGACCGACCTTACCGCCTGGTGCATCTGGTTTCCGCCAAGCGGTGATCGGACGCGCTGGCGCAAACTGACGCGGGTGTTCATGCCGGCGGATAGTGTGAACATTGCCGAGAAGCGGGACCGGGCGCCCTATTCGCAGTGGTTGCGCAGTGGCGCGCTGCTGACGACGCCGGGGAACGTGGTCGATTATGATTTCATCGCGGCGCAGGTGCGGCGTGATTGCGAGCGGTTCGAGATCGAGCGGATCGGGCTTGACCCCTTCAATGCCACCCAGTTCGCGCTGGGGATGCAGGCCGAGGGCATCCCGATCGAGTTTGTGCGGCAGGGGTTCCTGTCGCTTAACGCGCCGAGCAAGGAACTCGAAAAGCTGGTGCTGAGCGAGGCCATCGAGCACGGCGGGCATCCCGTCGCGCGCTGGTGTGCTGGCAATGCGGTGGTGGTGACCGATCCTGCCGGATCGATCAAGCCGACGAAAGACCCGAAGCGGATGACGGGCCGGATCGATGCGATCGCGGCTGACGTCAACGCTCTGGCGGTGTGGATGGACACGCAGTTCGGCACGGCCGTGAGCCCGTGGGATGACCCTGATTTCAGTCTGGTGGCGCAATAATGGCAACCTCTTATCCCCTTGGGCTGCGGCAGGAAGCCGCGCCCGAGGTGCGCCAGATTTCATCGATTCCGGGGATCGAGCGCCCCAACTTCGATTGGGCGGCTATCGGCAACCTCGCCAATGTGCAGATGCCGCCGGTCACAATTGACAGCGCGCTGACGGTGCCCGCGGTTCTGGCGGCTGTGAGCTTCCTGCCGCGTTCGCTGGCCGCCTTGCCGCTGCACGCCTATCGGGCGACAGCGGAAGGTTCGCAAAAGATCAGCGGCGGGATCGAGACGCTGGTGCATGAGGCTCCGAATGCCGAATGGACCGCTTTCAAGCTGCGGCAGTATTTCTGGCAGCAGGTGTTCCTGGGCGGGCGCGGCCTGCTTTACATCGAGCGCAGCGGCACTTCGGTGGTCGGGCTTTATCCGATCAACCCGACGAAGACGACGATCAAGCGCGACGGCATGGGCCGAACGACTTACGAAGTTGACGGCAAGACCTATCCGGCTGCGGACGTGATCGACGTGCCGTTCATGCTGAAGAGCGACGGCCTTGGGCATTACGGGCCGGTCCAGCTTGGCGGCGCAGCCATCCAGGCGGCGCTGGCGATGCAGAAGTATGGCGCGCAGTTCTTTGCCGGTGGCGGGGTTCCTCCGCTGGCGCTAACCGGGCCAATGCCTGCCGGCGCGCAAGCGCAGAAGCGCGCTCTGGATGACATGCACCGGGCTATCGATCAGGCGCGGGCCAGCGAAAAGCCGATGTTCCCGATCCCGCCGGGTTACGAGCTGAAACCGGTCGGCTTTGACCCCGACAAGGGGCAGATGACCGACGCACGGCGCTTTGCAGTCGAAGAAATCGCGCGAGTGTTCGGCCTACCGCCGGTGTTTCTGCAGGATCTGACGCACGGCAGCTACAGCAACACCGAACAGCAGGACTTGCACCTGGTCAAGCACACGCTTTCGCAGTGGTGCCAGGCGCTGGAAGAGGAAATGAACCTCAAGCTGTTCGGCCAGCGCAACGGGCGGCGGTTTGTCGAGCACAATGTCGATGGCCTGCTGCGCGGTGACTTCAAAACCCGGATGGATGGCCTTGCCAAGGCAGTGCAAGCAGCGATCCTGACACCCGACGAGGCGCGCGGGCTGGAAAATCTGCCCCAGAAGGGCGGCAAAGCGGGCGATCTGTTCATGCAAGGGGCGACGGTCCCGATCGAAAGCGTTCCGGAGGATGGAAATGCAGCAGTTTGAGACGCGGTCCGGGCTTCCGGTCGAGGTTCGCGAGGGCGAAACCGGGCTGGTGGTCGAGGGCTATGCCGCCCTTTTCGACACGCCGACCAATATCGGCGACGCGTTCATCGAGCAGATTGCCCGCGGCGCCTTCAAAAGTGCGCTGGAGCGCGGCGACGATGTCGAGTTCCTGATCAATCACGGCGGTCTGCCGATCGCGCGCTCGACCGCAGGGAACCTCTATCTGGAGGAGGACGACAAAGGCCTCAAGATGCGGGCGGTGCTTGATCGGAGCGATCCTGATGTGATGCGGATTGTGCCGAAGATGCGCGCCGGGATGCTCGACCAGATGAGTTTCGCCTTTCAAGCGACCGGCCAGCGCTGGGACACGCCTGCCGAGGGCATGGACGTCCGCACGATCACCGATGTGATGCTTTACGACGTCTCGGTGGTGAACCGCGGCGCCTATCCCGACACCAGCATCGCTCTGCGCTCGCGTGAGGAAGCCGGCAAGGGCGATGATGCCGAGCGCCGCGAGGCCTGGAGCCGCCGCAAGGCGATAGAGGACGCGCGCCGTGCTGCCGAGCAGGAACAGAAGTTCCGCCAGATCGACTGAATTACCCGGCGCCGCGCCGGAGGCCCGCAGGAGCTTCCTTCCTGCTTGTCAGCCCCGCCAATTCCGGCGGGGTTTTTCTTTGGAGAAATGGAATGTCTCTGACCCAATTGCAGGATCAGCGCGGTCGCCTCGTCACCCAGGCCCGCGAAGCTCTCGACGAGATCCGGTCGAACACCGACGAAGCCCGCGCCGCCGAGCTCGAGCAGCGTCACGATGCGATCATGGCTGATTTCGACAAGGTCGAAGCCAACATCGCCCGCGAAGAGCGCCAGGCTGTGATCGAAGCGCGCCTCGAAGAAGTCCGGGCCCAGCGCCGTCCCGACATGGGCGGCAGCGAAGCTCCCGGCGCTGACGAGGGCAAGGCGCTCGACTATCGCGCTGCATTCATCGAACTGGCCCGCAACGGCTTTGATCCGGCGGAAGTCTCGCCCGAAGCGCGCGCTGTGCTGAAGGCCGGCATCGTGTCGAAGATCGAAGGCCGCGCCCAGACCGCCGGCACCACCACCGCGGGCGGCTTCACCGTGCCGACCGAGCTGGCCGCTGTCGTTGACAAGACGATGGCGATCTGGGGCCCGATGTACGACAGCGACATCTGCACCGTCATCAATACCTCGGGCGGCAACCCGCTCGACTTCCCGACCACCAACGACATCAGCCGCGTCGTGGCCCAGCACACTGAAGCTGCCGCCATGACCGACGATGCCGGTGAGGATGCGGTGTTCGGCAAGATGACGCTGAACGCCTTCGCCTACGACACCGAATGGGTGCGGATTTCGATGGAGCTGCTGCAGGATTCGGCAGTCAACATCGAGGCTTTCATCGGCGAATTGCTCGGCGAGCGTCTGGCCCGCCGCGTCAACCGCGAACTGACCGTGGGCGACGGCACCGGCGATCCGACCGGCATCGTCGTGGGCTCCACGCTCGGCCGCACCGCCGCTTCGACCACCGCGATCACGGCGGACGAAATCATCGACCTGCAGCACTCGGTCGATGCCGCCTATCGCAGCTCGCCCAAGGCGCGGTTCATGTTCCACGACCTGGTGCTCGGCGCGATCCGCAAGCTCAAGGACGGCCAGGGCAATTACCTCTGGCAGATGGGCGACGTCCGCGTCGGCGCTCCGGCGACCCTGCTGGGCCAGAACTACAGCGTGAACAACGCGATGGCCTCGGCCATCACAACCGGCCAGCGCGTCGTCGTCTTCGGGGATTTCTCGAAGTATTACGTCCGCAAGGTCGGCTCGCCGGTGATCGGCGTGCGCCGCGAAGTCTACTGGCCCGACATCGGCCTCGCCGGTGTGGTCCGCCTGGACGGCAAGCTGATCCAGACCGGCGCCGTGAAGCACCTCATCACCGCCTAATCGGGCGGCTGATCTGAAACCAAATGCGGGGGCGGGCTTCGGCTCGCCCCTGTTTCTGCAAGGTGCTCCCCATGAAAATCAAGATGACGGTCAGCTTGGCCGGGACCGACTTCGTTCTCAGCCCTGGCGAAGAGACCAAGCGCTTCGACGCCGCCGAGGCGCATCGCCTGATCGAGGCCGGTTACGCCGTGCCGGTCGCGGATGCTCCGGCTGATGTTGCCAAGCGCGATGCCAAGGCCCGCAAGCCGAAGCTCGAAACCCGCTGACGCCCTGCCCGCGCTGATCGAGGTAAATTGACATGGGATTGAAGCGAACGGTCGAACCGTCCGACATGCCTGTCACCCTCGTGGAAGCGAAGGCCCAGTGCCGGGTGCAATTCGCCGACGAGGACCAGTTGATCGAAGATCTGATCGCGGCCGCTACGTCGATGGTCGAACACTACATCGGCCGCTCGCTGACGACGCAGACCTGGCGGCTGACGCTTGACAAGTTTACCGATCGCATCGTGTTGCCGCGCGGCCCGGTGCAATCGATCTCTGCCTTCACCTATCTCGACGCGGCCGGCGTAAGCCAGACGGTACCGGGAACGACCTACGCCTTCGATGATGATGCAGACCCGCAGATGGTGGTGCGCCAGCCTTCGGCCTCTTGGCCTTCGGTCGGCAACCTGATCAACCCGGTGTCGATCACCTATGTCGCGGGCTATTCGGCCCTCGAGCGCGATATCAAGCAGGCGATCCTGATGCTGGTGGCCAACTGGTTCGAGAATCGCGAGACGCTGTTGACCGGGACGATCGTCGCCCAAATGCCGTTTGGCACGATGGCGCTGCTCGAAAATCACCGGAGCTTTGCCTGATGGGTGCCGGTGATCAGATGGCTATTCCTGCCGGCAGCCTCGACCACTTCGTTCAATTCCAGAGAAAGGTTCTGGTGTCCGACGGATTGGGGCACGCTGAAGCCTGGGAAAATAGCGGCGCGCCGCAGCCTGCCAGCAAGCGCGACATCAGCGATGGCGAGCGCTGGCGCGCAGGTGAAGTCCAGGCGCATGTCACGACCCGTTTTGTAATCAGGTCGAGCACCTTTGCTCGGACAGTCAATCCCGGTTGGCGGCTAATGTGCGATGGCCGCATGTATGATATTTTCGGCATCAAGGAGCTTGGGCGCAACCGCTGGATCGAGATTACGGCAGCGGCGCGGAACGATGGCTAAGTTTCAGATCGAGGGCCTCAAGGATTTAGAGGCGGCTTTCAAGGAATTGGAAAACGTCAACCAGCGCAAGGCCTCGGCCCGGCGCGCGATGAAGAAGGCTGCGCAGCCGATCGCCGATGATGCGGCGAGGCTGGCCCCGCGCGAGTTCGGGACGCTGAGCGAAAGCATCAAGGTCGGCACGGTGTTGTCAAAGCGACAGCGCGCCCTGCACCGCAAGATGTTTCGGGACGACCGCGCGGCGGTGGAAATGTTCGTCGGCCCCGGGCCCTTGTCGAGCGCGCACAATCAGGAGTTCGGGAACGAGCATAACCCGCCGCAGCCTTTCATGCGGCCGGCGCTGGATAGCAACGCGCAGCGCTACCTAGAGACGATCGGCAAGGAACTATGGGCGGACATCGATAAGACGGCCAAGCGCGCGGCGAACAAGGCAACGCGGTTGGCATCGCGCGGCGCGGCGCTGGATAGCAACGCTGATCTGCTGCGGTCAGGGCTCGGGGGTGAGTGATGGAAGAGGAACTGCAAATCCTCCTCACTGGCGGACTGTCTGTTCCTGATGCTCAAATTGGGTGGTTTACCGCGCCGCAAGGCGTTGCCCGCCCGCACGTTGTCATGAACGTCATCACCGCCGCTGAAGGCTTAGTGATGAACGGCCCGAACGGCCTCGAGGAAGGCATCGTGCAGATCGACGTTTATTCGCTGAACCGCGCCGAGGTCAAAACCGTGGCCCGCGCGATCCGCGATCTTTTGCATGGATACCGTGGCGGCGGGTTTCGAATGATCCGCCACGACCGGATGCGCGACACGCGCGAGGGCGGCAGCAATGAAGCCGAGCGGCCCTACCGCGTGAGCATGGATTTCACCTTTGGATGGAGTGCTGAATAATGCCCCAAGCTGCGAGTCAGGCCGATCTGGCCTATGATTGGGAACTGTGGATCGGGCGCGGGACTTCTCCTGTCGTCTGGACGCAGATCTATGGCTTCGAAAGCCTGCCGTTCCCCGATCAGGTGCCCGAAGACATCGATGTGACGCACATCAACTCCCCTGGCCGCACCCGCGAAACCATCCCCGGTCTGATCCCGGTGGTGGACTGGTCGCAGGATAAGCAGCTGTGGAGCGATGCGGGTGACACGCTGCTTGAGACCTTGTCTGCGCTCACAGCGGAAGGCAACCGTGAGATTGTGCAGTTCGAGTTCAATCTTGACCCTGCTGGCCTCGGCCTGCGCCGCACTTATCGCGGCTATGTGAACAGCTTCAATCCGACCGCATCGGTTGGCGAGAAGGCAATGGCTTCGGTAGCAATCAAAATTCTTGATCGCCAAGCCACCAATCCGCGCACGATCGCGGGCGTGGTAATCCCGAGCAACACCTTCCTGCCTGCCATTTCCGGCACGGCGCAGGTCGGCCAAACCCTGTTTGCCTTCCAGGGCGTGTGGGCGAATGGCACCACCGGCTTCGCCTATCAGTGGCAGGAAAACATCTCGAGCACGTGGACCAACATCAGCGGCGCCACCAACCAGACCCTTGTGGTCCCCGGTGGTAGCACGGTTGGGCGGCCCCTGCGTGTTCAGGTGCGCGCCAGCAACTCGGCAGGCCAGTCCGCTTTCGTGAACAGCCCCCAAACCGCTAACGTGATTTCGTGACAATGATCGATCCGACTGGCGCTGTTGAAATCCAGTTCGGCGGGAAGACCTACGCGATGCGCCTCACCATGCGGGGAATCGCCCGCCTTCAAGCCAAGCACGGGCGCACGCTCGCGGGGTTGCTTGACGACACGCAAGGCGATTTCCCCGACATGGGCGTCGTGCTCGATCTCGTCTCCGAGGCTTTGCAGCGGGGCGAAGGGCTGGACGCGGCAGCTGCCGATGATCTGGCCGACGAGATCGCCACGGCTGACGCATCGGTCGTAGGGCGCATTATGGCTTCGGCCTTCCCCGATGCCGAGGGAAACGCGCAGAGGAAAAAGGCGGCGGGGGGTTAGACCTCCCGCAGCTGTGTAAGACCTACATCGCGGCAGGGCTTGATCCCGCGCGCTTTTGGGAACTGACCCCGCGCCTGTTTGCGCTGGAAATGGAAGGCGCGGGCGAACGCTGGAAAGCGGCCCGCGCCTTGACCTGGTGGGGCGCAATGATGCCGCACCTTAAAGACCCGCCCGATCTCGAAAAATTCTCCGGTTACGAGCCGGACAAGCGAGAGAAAGTGCGCCGCTGGCTTGCGGCGTGGGATCGGGTTGACGCTGGATTGGGACGAAACCGGAAAGGCTTGTGATGGCAGGATCGGTGATCGGCGCACTCCGCGTGAATCTCGGGCTTGATAGCGCCGAGTTCATCAGGGGCACAAAGCAGGCGCAGTCCGGCATGGACAAGATGTCGGCGCACATGAAGGCTGTGGGGATCGGCCTGGCCGCGTCTCTGAGCGCGGCATTCGTCTCGATCGGCAAGGCGGCAGTCGAAGGCGCAGTTGCCCAGCGCCAGGCCGTGGCGCAGGTCGAAGCGGCGCTGGCCAGCATGGGCGGCGCGGCAGGCCGGACGGCCGAGCAGCTTGTCGCCGCAGCCGACGCGATGGAATTGCGCTCGCTGTTTGATGCTGATGTGATCCTCAAGCAGGTGACCGCCAACCTGCTGACCTTTGGCAATATTGCTGGTGAGCAGTTTGACCGCGCGCAGCAGGCAGCGATTGACATGGCGACCCGCCTCGGCGGCGAGCCGCAAGCGGCGGCGATTGCCCTGGGCAAGGCGTTGAATGATCCGATCAAGGGGATCACGGCGCTGACCCGCGTTGGTGTGCAGTTTACCGAGCAGCAGAAGCAGCAGATCGCGGCGATGGTCGAAGCTGGCGATGTGGCCGGCGCGCAAAGCGTGATCCTGGCGGAACTCGAGCGGCAATTCAGCGGCGCGGCGGAGGCGGCGGCGGATGCCTCGCCCTATCGCGCTTTTCAGGTCATCCTCGGCCAGATCGGCGACGTGATCGGCGAAGCGCTGCTGCCCAGCCTGTTCCGTTTCAGCGAATGGCTGCTGGCCAATCGCGCCGAAATCCTCGAAAACGCGAACCGCATCGGCGATTTCATTTCGGCGGTGATCGATCTCGGCGTGCGCGTGGCATCTGTCGCGTCCTGGGTCGAGGAGCGCTTCGGCGCCATCGCAAGGGCGATCAATTTCATCATCAACCCGCTGCAGACCGCGCTCCACCTGTTGCGCGGCTTCGGGATTATCGGCGGCGCGCGTGGCGGCGGGATGGTCGGCGATAACCCCGCAGCCAATGCGCTGCGCGGGCTGACGGCCCAGTCCGAGGGCGCAACCCGATCGCTTGCATCGCTTGGTGCCTCGGCTGCGGGCTCGGGCGACAGGCTTGGCCGGTCGCTGGGCGGCGGGGCGCGCGCGGCGAGCGCGGCGATCAGGCCACTGCGCGATGAGGTGCGCGACCTGGTCGAGCGGCTGTTCCCCGAATTGGGGACGCGCTCAAAGATGGCCGAGCTGGCGCTGCTCGATCAGGCGGCGGCGCAGGGCAAGATCACCGAACAGATCCGCCAGCAAGGGCGGCTGCGCATTCTGGGTGTAAGCGGCGAGCGCGATGTTTCTGGCGTGACCAATGAAGGCCCGCTCGACGCGGCCAAGCGGGTCGCGGCAAGCGCGGACATCGTCAACCAAAGCCTCGACGAGCTGAGCGGCAAAACCAAGGTGCAGACGGTCGCCGTGGCGGACAACTTCGCCCAGATGTCGCAGCGCATCACGGGCGCGCTTCAGGGCCTCACCAACAGCATCAGGTCGGGCGATTTCCTCGGCATCCTTGGCGGGGTGCTGGATATCTTCACCCAGCTGGGGAGCAGCGGCATCTTCGGCCAGGGCTTGGCCTCGCGTATCAATGCCCCGCGCTCTTTTAACGGCGGTGGCTTCACCGGCATGGGTGCACGCTCTGGCGGGCTGGATGGCAAGGGCGGGTTTCTCGCCATGCTTCACCCGCGCGAGTCTGTCACTGATCACACCAAGGGTGGCTTCGGCGGCGGCGCGAACATCAACGTCACGGTTGGCGTTGATCCGGCCACCGGCAACCTGACCGCCTTTGTCGATAACCGCTTTGCGCGGATGGCCCCGGCTGTGGGCGCTGCGGCATCAGCGGACGCGGTTGGCCGCATCCAGCGGATGCAGTCGCGGAGGCTTGCCTGATGGCCGCGATTGTTTTGCCGACCACCCCCAGTCCGCTTGCCCTCGCGTGGCAGCTTCTCGACTTTGGCAACACTCAAAAGGGCGCGCTTGGCGGGGCAACGCAGCGCATCAACCGGCTTGGCAATCGCTGGTCGGTCAATGTTACGATGCCGCCGCTGACGGCGCTGCAGGCGCGCAACTGGTCTGCTGGCCTGACCGCCGCACTGCAAAACGGCGTGCGCCTGGCAATTGTCCAACCCGATTTCGTGATAGGCGCGCCGGGGACGGTGCTGGTCAATGGCGCCGGGCAGGCTGGCCCTTCGCTGGTCTGTAATGGGGCCACCCCCGGCTATATCGCGCGCATCGGGCAATGGGCTTCGGTGACGACCGGCGGGGTGCGCTATCTTTACCAGATCGCGGCGGATGCCACGGCGTCGGGCGGCGGGGCGCTGAGCTTGACGCTGACCACCCCGCTGCGCGTCGCGCACGCTAACAATGATCCGGTAAACCTCGCAACGCCCGAGATTGAAGGGCTGATTGTCAGTTTGCCCGCTTGGGGAATTGACGTTGACCGGCTGACGCGGGGATTCAGCTTTACCATCGAGGAAGCCCGATGAGCGCGCTTGATCCGGTTGTCACGATCATCGGCCTGGTCAAGTTCGAGCCGCCGAGCGGTGCTGTGCGCCTGTGCGATGGCGGCTTTTGCGACTTTGCCAGCGAGCGTTACGAAAATGCGCATCCGATCTTCGGCACGCTGGCCGAACCTGATGAATTTGCCGCGGCATTTGGAGACATGGCAGAAAGCGGCACGCTAGCGCTAATCCCCGCACCGGGGGCAACGGGTTGGTTCAACCCGAACCTCCGCAACAGCCGCGTGCGCTTCTGGCTGGGCGAGCTGGACACAGACGGCAAGACGGTGATCAGCGCCGAACTCATGGCGGACATGCTAGTCGATACGATCGACCGCGTGATTGGCGCTGATGGTTCGGTAACGCTCGAGCTTGGCCTGATCGGGCGCGCTGAAAAGCTGTTCCTGGTGAACGAAGGCAATGTCTGCTCTGAGCGCCATCATAAGAGCGTCTGGGTTGGCGAAAACGGCTTCAACAATTGCACCGACACGGTGCAGCCGATTGCCTGGGGCGTTGCCTCTGCGCCCTCTGGCACTTTCGGTGGCGGAAGCGGCGGCGGTGGTGGTGGCGGATTGGACAACCTGTTCGAGCAGTTTCAGCGATGAAGGTTGAACTGGCCTTGCGCGGCGCTGTCACCGACAGCGTGATCGGGCTGCTGCGCGACAAGCCGTTTTCGTGGAACGGCGCGAATTGCATTGTCCTCGCCCGCGCGCAAGCGGTGGCGATGGGCCATGACGTTCCCAAGGTGCCGGCGTTCAAGACGGCTGTGGGCGCGATGAAGGCGCTGAAGCGGCAAGGCGTGAGCAGCACGAGGGAATTGCTCGACAAGTGGTTCGAGCGCCACCCCGCCCCAGCTTTCGCGCGCGTAGGCGATCTGGTTTTGCTTCCCGGTGAGAATGACGAAGGCGAGCGGGATGACACCTTGGCCGCCGTGTGCATCGCAGACGGGCGCGGCAACCTGTTCGGATGGCACCCTGACAAGCCGGACGGGCTGGCGGTGATTAAGTCGGCGCAGACGGCGGCAATTGCCGCGTGGAGGCTCTAGCATGGCTAAGGTTCTGCGCGTCGTCGGGCAGGTCGCGGGCGTTGTCGCCACCATCGCGGCCTTCATTCCCGGCGGGCAAGGCGTCGCGGCGATTGCCTCTGCGGTGGCGGTTGTCAGCAGCGTCGGCGCGCAGGCTGTCGCGAAGCCTCCCGTGGCTCGAGGCCAGATCACCGAGCGCATCATCGGTGCGAACAACCCCCTGCCCTATCTGATGGGGCGAAGTTACAGCGGCGGCGTTCAGGTCCACGATGTCGGCTATGGCGGCGAGGTCAGCGATGTTGACAATCCGTATCGCTTCGTCGCGGTTGTCCATTCGTGTGCGGGGCCGGTCGATGCGATCGAGAGCACGCAGGCCAACTTCGCCACCGTGTCATTCTCTGGATCGGCGGCGGTTGGATACTACAACGACTACTGGTGGCGCGACACCCAGCTGGGCGCGCGGCCGGAGAGCGATGCGCTGACCCCGCAATTCTCCGGCACGCCGCGCTGGGGCACGTCTTTCAAGCTCTCGGGCTTTTGCGCGGTTGGCCATAGTTTCAAGTGGTCGAAGAAGGGCAAGCGGTTCGCTGGCGGGCAGTTGCCGATCCTTGGCGAAATCGTTCGCGGGGTGAAGGTTTATGATCCGCGGCTCGACAGCACCTATCCCGGCGGATCGGGCGCGCACCGCATCAATAACGAGGCGACCTGGACGTATTCGCGCAACCCTGCCCTTCACGCGCTGACCTATTCCTACGGCCGCTATGTCAACGGCGTGAAGGTGTTCGGCGTTGATCTGGGCGCGGCCTCGATTGACATTTCCAGCGCGGTTGCGTGGGCGAACGTCTGCGATGCGAATGGCTGGAATTGCGACGGCACGATCTACGAGCCGGGGAACAAGTGGGAAAACCTGAAGCGGATCTGTCAGGCCGGCGGCGCGCAGCCGGTGCTGGTTGGCGGGGTGCTGCGGTTCGATTATCAGGCACCGCGCACCGCGCTGGCGACGATCACCCGCGACGATCTTGGCAGCGGGCCCTTGCGTGACAGCCTGGGGCGTGGCTGGAAAGAGCGGCACAATACCATCGTGCCGCGCTATCGCTCGGCCAATCACCAGTGGGAGTTCGTGCAAAGCGAAGCGGTGACCGTGACAGATTTTGTCACCGAGGACGGCGAAATCAAGCGCGACGAAATCCAGTATGATCTTGTCACCGACAAGGATCAGGCGGCCGAGCTGGCGGTCTATGAGTTGTATCAGCGCCGCGAATTGGGGCCGATCAGCCTTCCTTTGAAGCCGCATTTCCGCGGCTATGATCCCGGCGACTGCTTCACGCTTTCCTCCGACCTTTCGCCCACTGGCTCTTCGATCAAAGTCGTGATGCGCTCGCGCTCGATCGAACTCTCCTCGGGCGTAGTCAACTGCACTTTCGAGACCGAAAACGACACCAAGCACGTCGATGCTTTGGGGACGCTTGGCACCGAGCCGACATCGTTCACCTTTCCGACTGCCGAGGAACTGGACGACACGGCCGCGATAAACACCAGCGCGGCGAATACGATCTACTCCGATGGCGTGACCTCTGTTGAGGAACTGCGCCCCGGTGAGGCAGGCTCGACCCGCAACGTCCCGCGCGGCACCTATGCGGCAGGCACGACCTATGTGCGCGGCGATAGCGTTATCTTCTCGGGTTCGTCCTATCAGTTGATTGTGGCGAGCAGCACCGGCAATGCGCCGCCTGATGTGGCGCGGTGGGCCTTGCTGGCGAATGCGGGCAGCGGGCCTGCGGGCGCGGACGGGTTGCCCGGTCTGACCGTGATTGTGAGCAACGAAGCGCACGTTGTCGCCACGGCTGCGGACGGCTCGGGCGGCGATTACACTGGCGCGGGCGGGCAGATGCGCGTCCTGCGCGGCGAAACAGTGCTGACCCCGACCTTTTCGATTGCGGCCAAGACGCCGAACACCAGCTGGATCAGCATCGACAGCAGCGGGAATTACACCGTCACCGATCCGGGCGTTGA